AATGATTATGACCAATTATGGTCTAAATTACCTAGTGGCTTAAGAACAGGACTCATTACAGATCGCGAATGGATGCAAGAATTTATGTCCAATTGCGTTGCATTAAGAGCATCTGGTCAACCTTGTACAATGGTTACTCCTAGAAACCTTATATTACCACCTGAAATTGGCCCAGATGGGAAGGCGAATTTTGGTATCAATATATATAATCAAGCCTATGAATCTTTACCAGAAAATTTGAAGAAAACATATTTGACTTTTTATAGTGAAAAAGATGGTGTACCAGATTATTCTATGTTGGCAAATGCGATGAATGATCTTGTTGCAAAATCAGTGCAATTTGATAGAGGATTTTTTTAAATTTTTTATATAGTTTTAAAATTATAATACTATATATATACATCAATGTTACTGAATTATATTTCTATTCCTGTTTTTTTTATTAGCTTTGCAGTTGGACTTTTTTTTGTGTATATATTGGGACCACAAATGAAAACGATTTATGTATATCCTACTCCAGAAAATGTAGACAAGATTTTATTTAAAGACAAGGCAAACAATTGTTTTTATTTTGAAGAAGAAATTGTAAAATGCCCTAGTGATAAAAGTTTAATATCTACGATTCCAGTTCAAACATAGAATTTCTATTTTACAATTGTAATAATTATATGTATATGTATATATGGCAATCCATTTTGGCAAATTTGTTCATACAGAAACGGGAAAAATAATCATGTCCATTTTATTAGGTCTTGGACTTGCTTCCTTATTTAGAAATGTATGTAAAGACAAAGAATGTCTGATTTTTCATGCTCCGTCTTTAGATGATTTTAAAGACAAAATATATATGGATCACGGAAAATGCATAAAATATAAACCTGTTGCTACCAAATGCAATTCAAATTCGAAAATTCTAGATTTTGATGATTAATATTTTTCAAGGTGTTTGCGTAGTATACATAATTATTATATCATGTATTATAGTAATTATGAGCAGCGAATCTACAAATATTTTGGACTTACCGACCGATCCGGTAAATATGACCTTAACTGCTACGGAAAATAATACACAACAGCCATCCAATATTTCTTTAGATCAAAGTACGATTCATCAAATTGTTAGTAGTCTTCAACAAGCAAGTGTGAATGGTGCCACTCAATTGCCATCTAGAGATATACCAATGACAACAACTGGGCATAGTAATGATCCATATGTAAGACCTAATTATATTCCGCCTGCACCTAATAATGTAGATTATATCCAAAATTATGAGCAAAGTGCAGCTATGGTGAATAACTATAATAGAAATAGTCAAACACAAAATTCATTAGACGATATGTATAATGAAATACAAACACCTTTGTTACTGGGAGTTTTGTATTTTTTATTTCAATTGCCTTTTTTTCGAAAATTACTTTATACTTATTTTCCAGTGTTGTTTTCTGTAGATGGAAATATGAATATAAATGGATTTTTATTTACAAGCGTTTTGTTTGGACTTTTTTTCTATTTTTTCAATAAGAGTATGCAATTTTTTAATACATTTTAGATGTATTTTATATTTTATTTTATTTTATTTTATTTTATTATTTTATTTTATTTTATTGTATTTGTTTTACATTTTTCAAATATGTGTTTATATAATAATTTCCAAATAAAATAATCAATCCTGTACCATATACTCCTGATATTTTAATAATATTATATTCAAATTCACTAACAATCGGTGGTCTATAAAAATAAAAATTTAAATACAATATAAAAAATTGGCATAATTGTAGTGTAGTAATATATTTTTTTATGTATTGTATAAATGAAATGCGTAATAAAGATCCCAAGTAATAACTATACATGATGGAATGAATGAATGAATTGATCCATGTAGCCGTCCATATTCCGTCTATTTTATATACATAAAATAAATGCCACACGATAACGACACCAATGTGATGGTATTTTTGTAGAAAAATTGGTTTTTTCCCTTTTAAATAAATCAAAAAAGTATCAAAAAATTCATAATATTTTGATATGTAAAAATAAAACATTAGTTGATCAAATCTCTCATCTTGAAAATAAAAATTGGATTCTAATTTTATTCCTTTATTATATAGCATTTGTGATAAAGAAATAAATGTATATGCACTGAATGCTGCTAATAAAGTATTATGTAAAATTGCTATGTAAAATAATGTTTGATTATCTATTCGCAATGTAGTGGGGTAATTCATATATCCACAAATTGCTAATATAGGTATCAAATGATATGATTCGCAAATCATGATGTATATTTTTTTATTATTATTTCTTTATATTGATTAAATATATATAAATGACTAAATAATTGACTAAATAAATGACTAAATAAATGAATAGATAGGTTATATTTTATATCTAAAAAATATAAAGCTATTATAAAATATAATGTATGCATAGTTTTGAAAATATTTTTTACAATAATTATAACGATATTACCAAAATAATGGCATTTCAATTTTTAAAAACAGGAAATCCAATCTATGATGCCATATTTTCTACCATTATGATTAGCATATTTGGTTATTTTGTAAATTATATTTATGAAAATGGTCTTCAAAAAGTGCTTTGTCTTTTTTCATTATATGACATGAAAAGTTTGTTTTTTAAAAAAAACATGATCATTATTGAAGGACGACGTAGCTCTTGTACTTCCATTTATTGTGGGTCAATAAACGTTTCTTCTATCTATAGTGATCGATTCAAGGCCATTTGGAATTATATTATAACCAATATAGATAATAATAAAACTATTTATAGTATTAAAGAAACACATAGTAATTTTCAGTGCTCCGAACAAGGTTCAGACAAAAGAAAAAATATGGATATTTTTATGGTTTGTCAAATTAGGCATTTTATAATGGACGAACATATTTTTGTAAAAACGGAAACTATGAGCGAAAATGATAGTGACGAGAAAGAAAAAATAAAGTCAAAAACAGATAAAATTATCATTTATTTATATTCGTATGTTTATTCGCTGAGTTATTTAAAAAATTATATTGATAACATTACTGAAAAATATTTGTCTTCTATCAAACAAAATCGCGCAAATAAACGTTTTATTTACTTTTTAGAAAAAATAAAATGCGAGGATGAAGAAACCAAATTAAATTGTTGGCGTGAAGATATTTTTGAAAGTCCTCGCACCTTTCAAAATATATTTTTTGATGGTAAAAAAGAAATGGTTGAAAAAATAGATTTTTTCTTACATAATCGTCATTGGTATTATGAAAAAGGTATTCCTTATTCACTCGGCATTGGATTACATGGACCACCCGGTACAGGTAAGACATCTTTTATAAAAGCACTTGCAAATTATACGAATCGTCATTTGGTGGTTATTTCTTTAAAAATGATTAAAACAAAACTACAACTAGAACAATTCTTTTTTGAAAACAGATATAATGAAAACAATGAACCTTATGATATTTCATTTGACAAGAAAATAATTGTATTTGAAGACATTGATTGTATTGGAGATATTATATTAGACCGCAATAAAAAAAAATACAATGCTAAGAGGTTACAAATGCCTACAAAAAATGTAAATGTAAATGTGAAGGATGTTCTTCAAACGATTTGTGATATAAATGACACAAATGTTCCCATACTATCAAGTCAAGAAGAGCCTATTACTTTAGATGATATTTTGAATTTATGGGATGGTATTCGAGAAACGCCTGGTAGAATTTTAGTCATTTCTTCAAATCATTATGATACATTGGATCCCGCTTTAATTCGTCCTGGTAGAATTGATATTACTCATGAACTGAGAAATGCGAATCGTAAAACTATTTCGGAAATTTATTTTCACTTGTTTGGCACAGAAATTCATTCTAAATATTTGTGTAAAATAAAAGAGTATTTATATTCTCCAGCAGAATTAATTAATATGTATGTCACATGTAAAACAGAAAATGCATTTATAGAACGTCTTGTTCAAAATAAAAAAATCTAACGCAAAAATACGTTTTTTATACACTATAATTATAGTATTTATAATTAGTGTACATGAATGCAAACTATCTTAGTAAAATAGTCAATACATTAATAGATAATTTACCAAATGAATATCGTTTCTCTACTTCCCCTTTGGAATTAGATTTGGTTTTAGATGGAGGTGTGTTTAATGGAAGTTATCTCGTTGGTGCTCTTCTTTTGTTAAAAGAAATGGAAAAACGTAATTATGTAAAAGTAAAAAGAATTTCCGGATGTAGCATTGGTTCGCTTGCGGGGTTATTGTATTTTATGGATAGTTTAGATATTATTTATATATTTTATGATGAAATGGTAAATCATTTTAAAAAAAATTATAATTTCGAAATTTACAAAAATTTAAAAAAATATTTGACAAACCGAATTCCAGAAAATATATGTTCTTTAATAAATAAAAAATTATATATTAAATATAATCAAGTACAAAAAGGTGTGCAAAAAGTAAAATGTAAATTTACAAATATCGATGATATATTAAACACAATTATTAAATCAAGTTTTTTCCCTTACTTAATAGATGGAAATGTTTGTTATAAAAATAAATATTTAGACGGCGTAAATGCATACATATTTAAAGAAAAACCAAATAGAAAAATACTTTTTATGGATCTTTGCGGAATAGATAAATTTACAAATATTTTGAATATTAAAAATGAAAAAACAAATGTTCATCGAATTCTGTATGGCATGCTAGATTTAAATACATTTTTAATCAAGAGACAAGAAACGTCTATGTGTAGTTATGTAGATGAATGGACATTTATAAATACATCTAGGCTATACATGAGAATAATTGTTGAAAAAATATTATGTTATCTTTCCTATATTGCATGTTATATAAAAAAATATTATATGAAGCATACTAGTTATGAAATAATATCAAAAATAGCCTATGATATTTTAATCATTTTACTGCAAAAATATTGTTTATAAGGAATAATGAGTTTAAATAAAAGAGTATTTATATTTCTTTTATTTATATGGATTCTTTAGATATTTCTGATTTAGCATATTCTTTAAGTAATTTTGCTGTTACAAACGATATATTATCTAATACGGATCCAACTACTGCAGCGGCGCCTGATATTGATGTAACACCTGATATTCCAGAAATGCCTACGATTGTAGAACCTGTAATCAATAGTGTTAATGAAGCTGTTGTAGATGACGACTATTCTTTTATCTATATAGCAATAGGTATTGTTGTTGTTTTATTGGGTATTTTTATATATAATTATTATACAAATAAAAATAAGAGAGTTCAATTCCAAGATCAACTAGAATATGAAGGTGGACAAAATTATGGATATTCTGATTTGTAGATTGACTACATATTGAAAAACCTATTTTTCTTGGTTTTATTGGTCTTGGTCTTGGATTTATTGGTTTTGGTTTTCTTGGATTTTTTCATTTTCTTGGTTCCGTCTTTACCATCTGATTTTTTATTTTTTAAATCACCTGGTTTATAATTTAAAAACCATTTTTGAAATTCTTTTTTGTCTCCTTTTTCTTTCAGTTCCCTGTATTTTTCTGCTTTGTGTGCTCTATTTTCTTCCAAGGTTTCTTGATGTCCATAACAGGTGATACTAAATCGTTTTAATAAACCTTTTTGTTTCAATCTATTTTTTTGCTGAACATCATATAAAAATTTGGATATACAAAGAATACGTTCTAAAAATTCATTGTAATAAGGTTTGTCTGCATATAAAAATGCCAAATAAAAACTCAACATGGTATCTATGGTGGCGACTTTTATTTTTTGCCCTTTAATATTTATTACGTTATAACTATGACATCCAATGGGCTTATAAACAAACGCAATCGTATCCTGGCCTATTTTAATTTCATAATGTAGGGGTACAATTTCTCCAATAGGATCTCTCTTTATAATTTTTACATTGGTAACATGAATGTCTTTTAATCTTTCTTTTACAATTTGAGCAGTGGATTCTGGTTCATTGGATAAAACATCAAAATCCGCCACTTTTTCTAAATGTTGGCGTTGTTTTTTGGGCATATATTGAGAATACAAAGATACCGCGTATCCTCCAAAGAAAACGACTCCTTGATTGATAAATGTATTTCTAACATTTTCATAAATGGCGTGTTCATCATTTTCATTAATTTCCATTTTTCTCTGAAAATCTACTTTGTCGCATTCAACTGAAGTCAAAGGGTAGTTTTTATTTAGTAAGGACAACCTTTTTAATACTTTTTCCCAGCGGCTAATATCACCAGCGGGTCTAGATAATTCTAAAAACATGGACATTCGCAAAAAATTCGGTGGAGCATACAAGATACCATTTACTCGAATTGCGTCTTTTTTTATGGATTTAAAAATGGGCTTGGCTAGATCAGTAATATCTGCTACAGGAATATAATTCACAAATACTTTGTATGTTCCTGGATGAACGCCAGATTTTGCTTCGACATCCGTGAGTCCATGTTTATGATAAATATCCGCTAATTCCATTGCATCTCCGAGAGCATTGGTTGTAAAAAAATCATAATCTGGAATTTCGGCTTCTTTGTTATAAAATTGATAGTCTGAAGGTAATATATTATTGATTGCGGTACCGCCATAACAAATTAGGTTTTTTCTTTGGATAAAATCTTCTACTATTTTGATGATTTTTTGTATGTCTTCAGAATTGACGATTCGTTTTCCCATTTTCTCTTCTGCTTTATCAACCGCCATTCGAAGAATTGCCAACTCGCAATCTTCAAATGTTAAACCTTTACATATATTTGATTTGTCTTTCATAAGAGTTCCTATATATTGTTTAGATAAATTTTACAAAACTTTGAATACTAAAAAAATTGAGTTTATTTATTCATTTATTTATTCAATACATATTACAAATTATCATGTCTTCTGATTTATCAAGTCTGGATATTTTAGGTGATTTAGGTAGAGCCAGTTGTAAAAAAAGAATTCTCAATGAATTGGTGGAATTCACAAACAAAGGTGCTTATGTTCATGCTGATGTGGAAGTGGGTAATTCTACGCGCATAATAATTAACATTATTCTTGATAATGGAGGCAACTTGTTTACTTTTGTGGTGCCAACGGATTACCCATTTAAACCACCGAAAACCATCTATTTAAATCATAAGGATTACAAACAAAAATTGCTCATCGAGTCTACTAAAACATTGCGAGAACTAGAAAAATATTATGGACTAAAATGTCTGTGTTGCAATACAATTTCATGTTCTGCAAATTGGACGCCATGTGCAAGACTAATTCATTTTATAGATGAATACAAAAAAATAAAACAATATAGAATTGAGATTATATATCGTTTGCTTGTTCCAAGAATTATAAAACAATATTTATTTCCAGATATTGATTTACTGGAATGGTTGATAGAAAAAAAATGAAAAAATGAAAAAATGAAAAAATGAAAAAATGAAAAAATGAAAGAAAAAGAATCTAAATTTTATAAGTATAATAGGGTGTTCTAATATTTCTAGTTGCATAATTATAGTCAGGGTTTTGTGGTGTTGGCTCAGGTATAATAACGGGACTATATCTTAATTCAGGAGGTTTTAAAGCAAATGCGGTGCCTGCTTGATCGAAAAAAGCAGCATTCTCCATTAAATAATCGTCTACATATTGATAACGCATGGCGACCATTTGGCATCCATAATTTCTACATAAGGGACCGCTTGGATTGGCTGGATTGATTCCCTTATCAGGTATTACAATGCTCATATTGGATCGATTATAATCTGTCAGTTCCATGACATCTGGGTTATTTACAATATCATAATAATGGTATTTTCTCATGAAGACAGAGTTACTTGTTAAATTAATAAATTCTAAAAGTTTAATGCTTTCTAAATAAGTAGTATTGGTTCGATCCACAATTAAAATGATTTTATTTTTTAGTTCTAATAATGGGACTAATCCTATATTTTTACCTGTATTTTCATAGCTGTAATCAGGACCTAACATTTTTTCATAACTACTAAATATTTTCGCCAATTTATCATAAATAGCTACATTTGTGCTTTTAATTCTTAAATGTATTATGAGCGGATCTGTATGATTTGGACATGTTCCGCTGGCAAATGCATAATTATTAATGACTTCCATAACACTTTCATTAGAATCACCAAAAGGGACATAATTAAATGTTTCTTTAACAAAATAGCTGTCTTCTGTACTCGTAGATACAACAGGATCGTCATTTATAGAATAGATCTCAAAATCTAAACATCTTACACCTTGTTTAAGGATTGCTTTCAAATGACATATGTCTACATATCCATTTTTGTAACTACCACCAGAGCATGAATTGTATGCTGTTTTTATATAATAATCAAATAATTTATGAGAAAAATCATCTGAATTATCAGATATGGGTATTATAAAACCATTCATATCTGGATATAAATTATTCATAAAATTGCATTCCCTTTTTTGTAATATACTCAAATAATACAAATATCCACCATAAATCAAAATCACGATGAATATAATTGCATAAATAAAATAACTTTGGAAACGTTCATCTAAATTTTTCATTACATTTGATAAATTTTTTAATGAATCCGTTACATTCATTGAAGTAGTAGGATTAATGGGATTAATGGAATGTGGTGAAGACATTATCTAATATATTATATTATTTTAAAAAAATTAAGATTTATAATTAAAATATATTAGGAATTAAAAAATTTCTATAGTATATACTTACTATGGCAGGCGGTCTTATGCAACTTGTAGCAATTGGTCAACAAAACATTATATTAAATGGTAACCCTAGTAAGACTTTTTGGAAATGCACATATAAGAAATACACAAATTTTGGTAAGCAAAATTTTCGACTAGATTTTGAGGGAACACCTACTTTAAATTTGACTACGGAATCTACATTTACGTTCAAAGTGAAAAGATATGCGGATCTGCTTATGGACACCTATATTTGTATCACATTGCCCAACATTTGGAGTCCTATATTGCCGCCTCAGGAAATTGTGAATGCAAGCACTGGTTCTACAAGTGTTACCGATTGGGCACCTTATGAATTCAAATGGATCGACAATCTTGGCGCCCAAATTATTAGCCGTATTACCATCAATTGCGGCAACCAACAATTACAACAATATTCGGGGCAATACATATACGCATCTGCTCAGAGAGATTTTAATACTCAAAAATTAGATTTGTTTAACAAAATGATTGGAAATGTTCCTGAACTAAATGATCCTGGTAATGCAGGATCACGTGTCAATTCTTATCCAAATGCGTATTATACACCCAGTCCCGCCGGCGCTCAGCCATCTATTAATGGACGCATTTTGTACATTCCTTTAGGATCTTGGTTTACATTGTCTACTTATCAGGCGTTCCCTTTAATCGCGTTGCAGTACAATGAATTGCAAATCAGTGTCTCTTTTAGACCTATCAATGAATGGTTTACTATTCGTGATGTCATGGATCCAGCCAATAATTTTCCTGTTGTGGCGCCAAATTTCAACCAGTTTTACATGCAGTTGTATCGATTTTTGCAAACTCCTCCTGACGAAACGTTGGGACCCAATTCGTATATAGACAATCGTGTATTGTGGAATTCAGACATTAATTTGAATTGTACCTATTGCTTTCTCTCTAATGATGAATCGGAGGTATTTGCCAAGAATGAACAAAAATATATGATTAAACAAATTTACGAAAAACCTTTTTATAATGTTACGGGGCAAAATAAAATCGACTTGGATTCTCTAGGTATGGTCATTAGCTGGATGTTTTACTTTCAACGCAGTGATGCCAATTTACGTAATCAATGGTCTAACTATACCAATTGGCCTTATAATTATATGCCACAAGATGTCGTCCCTGCATCTACTGCTGGTGATATACCAAATCCATATGGTAATCCATTGTATCCACTTATCGGTCCCGGATTACAACCAGATGGTACATTGAGCGGTTTATATGTTACCGGCGTTTATAATCCGCAAAACATACAATATATTTTGGTGGCATTGGGTATATTGTTGGATGGACAATATAGAGAGAATATTTTGGATGAAGGCGTCTTTAATTTTGTAGAAAAATATGTGCGAACTGCGGGAAATGCCCCCAATGGATTGTATTGTTATAATTTTTGTTTAAACACAGATCCATTTGTATTGCAACCAAGCGGCGCTATGAATATGAGTCGGTTCACAAATGTGCAGTTCGAGTTTACTACCATTAGCCCTCCCGTAGATCCTTATGCTCAGGTACTAACCATTTGCGACCCTGTAACGGGTGATATTGTCGGTATTAATAAGCCCACTTGGCGCATTTATGATTACAATTTTAATATGTATTTGATTGAAGAGCGCGTGAATATGGTTACATTTGTTGGCGGAAATGCCGGGCTTTTGTATGCGATCTAATGTTCTTTAAGTAGTTTCGAAATATATATAAAATGTTTTGTTCTTTAAGTACTTTTGAAATATATATTTCATGAATGGTTCTTTAAGTAGTTTTGAAATATATATTTCCCCCAGAAATGGCCTTTTTCTTTAAGTCCTTTTTCCAATTTATTCTTTTTTCCAAATATTTTTGGGCAAAGTATTTTGGGAATTTCAAAAATGGACAAAAAAAATGTCCAAAAATCAAAATCCCAAAATACTTTGCCCAAAAAGACATGGTCTGTGACCATAATTGAATTTTATGGTCTCATACCCGAAAAAATAATTTTTAAAATGTTACGATAATTTTTAAAAATTAGTATTTAAAAAAAAAGTCTGTTGTAATATTAA